ACTAATAATTTTGGGATAAGAGCAGAAGCAGATTTAATTTTTGCTGCTGGTGGAAATAATAGAAGAATGACCATCACCTCAGGTGGCAACCTCCTTGTGGGAACTACGACTGATGTTGCATCTTCAAAAGTAACTATTTCATCAACTACACAAGGTTTCCTCCCTCCTCGGATGACAACAACGCAAAAGAACGCAATCAGTAGTCCTGCGGCAGGATTGGTAGTATATGACACCGACACAAACAAACTATGTTGTTATAACGGCACATCATGGAATGATTTATTCTAAAATTTTAAACAAATAAAAATGGCAAAACAAATCTCACCTGTCAATGTATGGGTAAATGGCGAAAGCAAACAAGCAGAGTATTTTCAAGTGACTTGCATCAATGACAACTATGAAAATTCAGCAACGAATTATTGGCAACTATTCACCAAGAACGTAGATGCAGAAGGCGTTGAGTCAATGGGTGAGCAAGTTGCTCAAGGCAATCTCACGATTGATGGTGCGGATTACATCGCTTGGGGCGACCAACCTGCAATGGCAATAAATGCTTGGATATATCAATGGAGTGCGGATAAATTAAATTTAGTAATTTTGCCATAAATAAAACATTATGGAATTAATCGAATTGAAGGCCCAGGCATACGATTGCTTGGCAAGCATCGAGCATTTGCAAAAACAACTCCAGGAAATCAACCAAAAAATTGCGCAAAAAATGCAAGAGGAAAAATCCGAAGATTAAAAAAACAATAACACCATTTCATTCCCGGGATGGTGTTGTTTTTTAATTGCAACAATTAAGTATTTTTCGCCACAAATGCGTATTAATACTTTTTATGTTATGAAGGCATTCCCTTTGTCATTTGAGCAATTTAGCAAAGATCCGGTAAAGGCGTTTTTATTCATCACCTTGTTTGCCATCGGATATTTATACATTGATCAAAAATTGATGTACACCGAACAAATCGAAAAGCAAGGCGCGAAAATTGAAAACCTTGAATTGAAAATCGATGCGCTATCGGTTCAACTTAAACGTTCGGATTCATTGTTGGCTGCGACAACCGCCAAACTTTTGACATTAAAAGAATTGGGAGCCATCAAATGAAATACATTTTTTGCATAGTGTTATTTGTGGCATGTGAGATGAAACAACAATCAACAGTTGTTGTTGATCATGTTGATACGATATTGCAAAAATCAATTTCCCGGACGGACACCATCCCGAATTTAATCACAAAGGTTGATCATTTTATCCATGTCAAGGAACAACAAAACGCCGCCGACATTCGTGCGTTTAAATTGTTAAAGGATTCCGCAAAGATTGTTAAAACGATCATCATTCATGATACGATTATCATAAAAGAAAAAACAAATTTTTGGGGCCGGAAGCGCACAACAACCGATTCCATGCAATCAATTGATTCGACCGAATATGAAAAAAATTATTGAATTTTTATCCGGGTTCGTTTCTGAAAATGGCCAGGCGTCGTCAAAACGTTTGGTCGGTGTAATGTGCGCCGGTTTCCTTTGTTGGACATTATACGCAAATCATACGGAACAAACCGATCCGTCGGAAGCGTTGGTTTATTCCGTGGCATCCCTGGCATTCGCGGCGTTGGGATTGACATCCGCCGAAAAAATATTCAAAAAAGATGAAAATAAAAATTGATCCCGTCAACGTTATTTTGTTGATTGCAATATTTTTATTTTTGATATTGTGGCTTTTTTCATGCAATCCGGTGAAACAAGTTTTGCGCGATCAAAACAAACTTGATGCCGTTGCAAAGGTTGTGGTTGCCGGTGGTTATTGCGCCAATGATACAACGTACATTGTGAAATCCGATACAACGATCAAGGTTGATACATTGATCCAAAACGATACAACGATACAAATCGAAACGCGGAACGATACCACATTTTTAACCCGGTTGAAATATCGTGATATTATCAAATCCATTACCATCCATGATACCATCAAATCCGTTGTTGTGGACAATGCCCGTTTAAACTTAATTCGGGCCGAATTGACGGCATCAAATGCGAAGGCAATGGAATGGGAACGAAAGGCCGAAAGGCGCGCCGGATGGCTTATTATATTGATCCTGGCGATTGCCGGATATGTTTACCTAAAACTTAAAAAATGAAATTATCCGAACATTTAGATTTGGCCGAAGTAACCCGGTCAGAATCCGCAAAGCGTAAAGGGATTTCAAATATGCCAACACCGGAACACATCGCAAATTTCAAGATATTAGCGGAAAATATATTCGAGCCAATACGCGCCCATTTTCGATGCCCTATCATGATTTCATCCGGATATCGTTCAAAGGAATTAAACGCCGCGATTGGTGGTTCCGCGACATCGCAGCATTGTTCGGGTGAGGCCATCGATATTGACATGGACGGCACGCCACATGGCGTTACCAATCGCATGGTTTTTGATTACATCAAGGATAGCCTAATATTTGATCAATTGATTTATGAATTCGGGGATGCACAAAATCCGGATTGGGTGCATGTATCGTATGAAACAACCGGCAAGCAACGCAAACAAATATTGCGCGCGTCAAGGGTAAACGGGAAAACGATTTATTCAAATTACTAAAAATGTGATATACTACGATCCGCGTTCCGTTTGGCGCGTTTCATTTTATCATAATCGGAACGGCATTTTTTACATTTGTTTTCCCGGTGATCAAGTAGCGTGATGTTAACCGGGAACAAATCGCGTGATTTCCTTTCCTTGCAATATTTACAATATTTCAATTGTATAGGATTTGATTCCATAATTTGACATGAGTTTAAGTAATTCAATTTCCGCGGTTCCGATTTGGTATTCATAGTAAATTAAGGCCTGGTTGATATTCGAAACGAAAACGTTTTGTTTCGATCCGGCAACGTATTGATGGCAAAAAAACAAAGTATTCCCGGCCATTGTCCGGCAACGCAACACATATTTTTTCATACGATTTTCGTTTTGTCCGGGTTCAAACCCTTTCCATTGAAACGCTGATATTCATATTTCGGGAAAAACCGGTCGAATGAATGTTCGTGTTGCCAAAACCCGGGGAACAATTCAAAAAACCATCGGCCGCCATGAATGCGCCAACGGACATTCCGCCGGGTTTCGTTTTTATCGATGTATTCCTGGATAGAATGGGTTATTTTCATTTGATGATTTTTTTGAATATGAAAAATATTTCATTGGCGATATAGAAACAAATCGCCGTTGGAACCGCGATGACAAAAAAGAAAATAACTTGCACGATTAATTCAATGTTTTTTTTCATATTAAACCAATTATTAAAATTGCAATCAAAGCGGCAAGGAACCCGACAATAAAACCATGTTGAAATTGGCGGTTATTCATCGACCTGGATTTTTATTTGTTTACCATTCAAAAGATCATCAATAACGAATTCCAACAAATTGCGTTGATCCGGGGCAAGCAATGAAATGCGTTCCATTATGGCCCGGTATGTTAGCGGATCGGAATTTATTTCCGATTGAATGCCATCCCGGATTTCATCGGTGAAATGTGGATAGGTGGCAATATCGCGCAATATCCATTTGCATTTTTTGGAATAGTTATCGAACAAAACGCATGAACGGGAGCCGGGGTATTGCCGGACAATATCATCCATGTATTCGGTGGCAATGCGCAAATGATGAATTGATGTTATAAAATTAGAAACCATTTTCGTCGAATTTATGTTCCGGTAAAATTATGGATTTTATGTATCCGGCGGCGCGGAAAACCTCGACGCAATCTTTGAGGACAACAACGGCCTCCCCGGAATAGATCATTGCATCGATTAATTCGCCAAGTAAAAGATGGCGATCATGTTGGCTCATTTCGGGCCATTTAGGCAATGACATTTTGGACATGTTGATTGTTTTAAAATTGAGATGGTGTAAAGGGTTCGACACAAACGGCACCGAACCCATATTGCTACGATTTTAGCCATAATATTCCAGGATTGTTTTGGCTAATTTTTTGGCGTCCGGGATGGACAATTCAACGGATGCAATGGAATTGAATTCATTGTCCGCGAAAACGATTGCGCCGGATATGGAATCGGCAACCAGGCAAACCTTTTTGATTTGATCATCGGATGTCGAATCCGGTTCGATTGATAGAATTAACCTATTCATTTTTTATCGTTTAAAAAGTTTTCAATGATAACGTAATCATTCGGCGTTGCGGTCGGTTCCGGGATGGTAAAGCATTCGAAACGTTGCGTTTCGGAACTAAACCAAAACGAACAATACCCGGCGGATTGTATTTCGCCCATAACCGGGGCGAATGTTTCATGTGGAACGTTTTCCGGAAATAAGATCGGGCCGTTTTTATTGATTATGTACTTCATTAAATTCATAAATTTCAATTTGATATTCAAAAAATGTTTTGCTTGGTTCCGGGGGGATGGGGTTCGATTCGGAAATAAAATTTCCATATCGTTCCATTTGCCATATTTCGTAAGGCGTTACCGGCAAAATTGATCCTGGAGTTGTCCAACGATCCAAAGCATTGTGAGAATGATTGCCCATGTTAAAATTGTTTTTGAATTATATTTTCCGGACATGATTAAGATTTTACGTTTTTTGAATTATAAAAATCGGAACATGAATCGCAAACGATGTATTCATCGTTATCAGTTACCAAGGTGTAGGTTTCGCCACAATCGCATTTCGCCGGTTTTGATTCGGTGATTTCGATTCCGGCGATGAATTCGGCCACATAAGTTGAAATGTACTTTTGCATTTGATTTGATGTTGGGGGCCGGCATTACCGGCCCTGGGGTGATTAATCAATTAAATTGGCTATTGCAACAACATTGCCCTTTTTTATTATACGCAAATAACAATGTTCGGTTTCACATAAATTTGAATAGGTATAGGTTGCATCAACTTCTACCTTTAATCCGAAACGCTTACAAAGTGAGTAGAACCTTTCCCATTCGTTTTTACTAAAATTAAAATTTTTCATGTGTTTTTGTTTTTGATTGTGAATTCAAAGATAAACTAAAAAACCATATTACAAAACATTTTTAAAAATATTTTTTAT